CCATGAAGATCATCACGGCAGATCAGCGCCTAGCAGAAAAATGTGGCGCAAAAATTCTGATCGTCGGCCCCTCCGGCGTCGGCAAAACGAGTTTATTGCGCACCCTGAGCGCTGAAATGCTCGCATCGACGTTATTCGTCGATATTGAGGCCGGGGATATCGCCGTGGCCGATCTTCCGGTCGCGAGTGTACGACCGCGGCGATGGGAGGAATGTCGCGATCTCGCGTGTGCTCTCGGCGGCTTTAATCCAGCGCTCCCAGCGAGCGCTTGTTACAGCGAGGCGCATTTCAATCAGGTCATGCAGAACAGCGAGCTCGCACAGCTTGCGTCATATAGCACACTGTTCGTCGACAGCCTGACCGCTGGCGCCCGGCTTTGCTTCGGGTGGGCGGAACAACAGCCGGAAGCGACCACTGATCGCGGGCGCAAGGATCTACGAGGGATCTACGGGTTGCTCGGCCGCAGCATGGTGGGCTGGCTAAATCAACTTCAACACGCTCGCGGACGCAACGTCTGCTTCGTGGCCGTGCTGGAGAAGAACATCGACGATCTCAATATCGCGACGTGGCAGCCGCAGATCGAAGGTGGAAAGACCGGGCGCGAACTGCCGGCGATCGTCGATGAAATCATCACCATGAACTGGGTGGATTTTGGTGGTGGCAAGCCGTCGGTGCGCGCGTTCGTTTGCACGAATCCAAATCCCTGGGGCTACCCGGCAAAAGATCGCTCCGGCCGCCTCGAACAGTTCGAACCGCCGAACCTTGGTGCGCTGATCGAGAAGCTGACCGGTCCGGGAAAGCGGAAATCCTTCAACATCGTTTCACCCGAGCAATCCGCTCAAACATAGGAGAAGGCGCATGGCTTACGACTACTCTGATCCCCCGTCATCCAAATTCGAGCCGAAGATCCCGATCGGCACCACGGCCACTCTCGTCATACACATCAAGCCTGGCGGCGTCGGCGAGGATCAGATGCTTACGCGCAGCACGAAGGGCGACTGCGAGATGCTTGCTCTCATGTTCACCGTCACCGACGGGAAGTACAAGGGCGAGAAGTTTTTCGAGAACTGGATTCTGGAGGGCACCACTGACGGCCACGCCAAGGCCGGTGAGTTCACTCGCCGCAAGCTTAAGGCAATTCTCGATAGCGCGTTCGGTCTCGATCCCAACGACAAGAGCCCGGAAGCGCGCGCGCGTCGCACCATCAGCCTCGGCCAGCTCGAGAACATGACCTTCATGGCCGAGATCGGCATTGAGAAAGGCAGCGGGGATTACGGCGACAAGAACATCGTAGCCGCGGTGATCACGAAGGATAAGAAGGGTTGGCAGCCCGTCGAGCAGCCGCCGCCCTTCAATGGCGGTGGCAGGGCCGCGACTTCTTCCGCGCCTCCCGAGTCTGCACCTCCCGTCCAGCGGCCGGGATGGGCATCGTGAGCAGGAAGATCCGCAGCATCGGGGAGGTCTCGCTCTCCGCGCTTGAGGATCAGTGGCAGCGGGATGCGACCGCTGCCGCTATCTCAGCCGCGCGACAAGTTCTGCTCGGCCCCATTCCACCGGGCGCACCGATCGGACGCCTGTCCGATACGGAATGGGGTTGGATTGTCGCCGCGATCCTGTTCGCCTGGATCAGCGTGCGCGCGCAACAGGCGACCGCGGAAAACCTCGACACCGAGCGGCTCATCCGCATGACCGCACTCGACCCCCAACCGTGGGACGCTGGTGCGGTGGCGGCGATCCTGCCCGAGCTCGCTGCCGCCTGTGCCGAGCTCGATTGGTCGAAGCCGCTCACGGAATGGTCGCGCGAGGACATCATCAAATTCCTGCTCAAGGCCATGCCGCTGGTTCGCAAGGCGATGATCGCGCGCGACGTCAGCGATAAGGGTATTACCCGCCAATCCAGCGCGGCCACACCGTTGATGACCCCTGACGAGTTCAACGACGAAGTCCCTACGCTTTGAGGCAGTTTCTGATGCTCAATCTTAACCGTAGTTACCTCTCGCTCGAACCGATTAGCGTGGAAATCAACAATGCGATCGAACGCGCTGCAGCGACCACAGCCGAGCTCCCACGTCCCTATCTTGGTGCGTCCATTGTTGGGGACGAGTGCCTGCGCAAGGTGCAATACACGTGGTGGGTAAAGCCTGAGCTCCCGGCTAGGACGCGCGAAATCTTTCAACGCGGGCATTTCTTCGAGGAGCGTGCGCGCCGGCATCTTATCGCCGCCGGCTTCAAGTTCGCGCCGCCGGAAGTGCTCGGCTTTACCGCAGTGAATGGTGCGCTACGCGGTCACGCCGACGGAATAATCATTCACGGCCCTGATCTACCAAACCTCTATTTGATCTTCCCACTGCTGTGGGAATGCAAGGCCCTCAACGCCAAGAACTGGCGCGCGGTGGAACGCGACGGGCTCGAGAAAACTTTTCCGCAATACGCCGCGCAAGTCGCGCTCTACCAAGCGTATCTCGACATCACCAACCCCGCGCTGTTCACCGTCACCAATGCCGACACGTGCGAGTGGCTGCATTTCCTCGTGCCATTCAATGCCGAGCGGGCGCAGCTTTGGTCCGACCGCGCCGTCAACATCATCGAGGCGACGCGCGCCGGGGAATTGCTGCCGCGTGGCTTTGACGATCCGAATGATTGGCGTTGCCGTATATGCCCGCACAAGGACAGGTGTTGGAGGTAAGCAATGGAAAATGCGGGAGCTCAAGACCGTGTTCGGAATCTCGCCAACAGCATCATGACGATCCTTGCTGGTGTCGAGGCGGCCGAGGCGGAGACTGCTCTCTCACTAAGCGTGGCTGCCGCGATTTGTGTGGTCGCACCGAATGACCCGGCGGCACGCCGACAAGCATTGGGAGGGTTCGCGTGCCAGGTACATGACCTTCTCCAGCGTGAGGACATCGTCGAGCGGATCGCGGCTTCGATCACCCCTGCGCCGCGGGCGGGACGCGCGTAGAAGCCGCACAATGGGAGATGGGCTGTGTCGCTACCGCGCGGACTCACCACCCGGAAAGACGATCGCCATGGCTCCGAGCTTGGCGACGTTATCCGGCGACTGGCATCGGACAGCCAGGGCGAAGCCTTTGCCGCCCTGTGCGCGATGGCGCGCAAACTGCAGAAATACGGCTGCAGCTTTCACGACCTTGCCGAGCACGTCGAGAACGGCGGCGGTGGCCTGAGCGAGGACGACAAAAGGAAAATTCAGAACGAGATCGAGAGCGCACGCGCCATCGGCTACGCCGAAGGCGTCAAGGCGGCAGAGGCTAAGCAGCACGGCACCGGTGCGTTCCGCAACACCGATGGAGCGATCGAGTGGACCGAGGTCGCGCTATTCGTGCAGCGCGAGAAGCATCGGCTCCCTGACAAGCATTACGAGTTCATCAACGACATGGCGTCGCGCACCGTGTACGGGCGCGAGCCGACACCGAAACAGCACCAGTACCTGCACTTCCTGTTCTTCAAACTTGGAGGAAGGATCACATGAGCGCAGGCATCGCGGCCTTCATCACCCACACGATGAAGGAAATGCTGCGCAGCCGTGGCATCTCCGACGAGGAGATTTCGAAGCTTACACCGGAGGAAGCGCAAAAGATCTTGTTGACGCCTGACCTGCGCGTGGTGCGTGAGTTCCTGACCGCCATCGCTGCGCAGGCGAAAGCGGCGCTCGTCGCCAGCGCGGACCCCGGTCTGCTACAGATCACGCGCTTGCACCCCACGTCCGAGAATTTAGTACCGAGCCGCTTTGCCCTCGATGACATCGAAGAGATGGTTAAGACCGCTGTGGGCGATTCCGAAGCCGGTCATAACACCTACATCGAAGGCCGCACAGTACTGACCAGCTTGCGCGGCAACCTTCGCGGCGCGCTCGCCGATACCGTCGCCGTGTTCGCCTTGGTGATCGACAGCGACGCCGACAAGGGCATGGGTTGGACTCCCCCGGCAACGATCCGGCCGAGCATGACGGTGGAGACCTCGCCGGGTAATTATCAGTTCTGGCTCTTCCTTCGGGCCGCAATCAATGCCGAGCTCGCACAGAAGTTGGGGGAGCATATCCGCCGCGCCATCAACAGCGATCACGACACTGGCAATCCAACCCAGCCTTACCGCATCGCCGGGACGGTCAATTATCCGAACGCCAACAAGGTCGCGCGCGGCCGCAGCACCGCATGGACCCGGCTGATCACGTTGGATCCGACGGTGTTGTGGACGCCAGAGGATATCGAACAGGCGTTCCCGGCAACGGTGCCGCCCAAGACCAACGGCAGCGGCGCGGCGACGGTGCCAGCGGCGAGCACGGGCGTAAGCGAAGCCAACATCCCGGCCGAGACCATGCGCGTTATCCGTGACGGTCCTAGCAAGGGCAGCAAACGCGACCGCTCGCTTGCATTCTGGAATGTGGTGATGGTGCTCAAGGGGCTCGGTTTCGCACCTGCCGATATCCTTGAGCTATTCGAGCGCCACCCAGAGGGCATCGCCAAGAAATACGAGGGGCGGCTCCAGCACGAGATCGAACGTGCCTATGACAAGATCGAGGATGCGCCCGCACCTGTATCCAAACCTGCACCCGCACCTACACCTACACCTACACCTACACCTACACCTACACC